AATGAATCTTCTTTTGGCTTCATTTGTCATTATTATTGCCCTATTTTTTTAACTTGAGCTTTTCCACCTATGGAAAAACCAGTTATTTTACCAGATTTAACCGACTCCCAAACCTTAGCATCAATAACCTTAACAGCCATTAGCCAAGAACCTTGTTTGATAACCTTATCATTTATTATTAAAGGTTGTGGCGCTATATAAGATTCAAGAAGTTCAAAGTTTTTATTGAAATTGACATGCATAAAACCAAGTTTAGTTGCTTTATTGTATTTAGCCAAAAATTTATGTGCTGCTGCTTTAACAACATCAACAGAATATATATCACCTTGGGCATCAACCGTTTCAGGTTGAAGAACAACACCATAAACAATACATTCATCTTTATCGGTTTTAAGCAAAGGCACAAAAAAATTAACAGATTTTTGTGTTTCTACTTGTATTTCATTATCTATTTTTATTTCAGGTTTCTTAATCATTTGAACATTGATTCTATTTTTTTCACTGGCTGGAATAGCTCTTCTTGCAATGTTTGTCATATTTAAACCTTAAAAATAAAAACAATAATTATGTTTATAAAATATTTTGTTAAATTGCAAATAAAAGCATAAAAAAATTTTTTTATATGTAGGTGTGTGTAAGATTCTATTTGACGTAAATGCTACTACCATTTGAAAAGGCTATTTTCAAATTATCTAAAAAATCTTTACCGTTTGACATAAAAAATATTCCATTTGCTGTTAGAATACCATCTGAAGTTATTTCTTCTTTAAACCATTCAGATTTTTCTTCCCAAGTTGCATCAATAAGGCCTTCTTTATTAAGTTTAAACGTAACTAATAAATCTAATTTTTCTGTTTTACGATTTAAAATAGAAACTGTTGTAGACATTATTTTTCACCCCAAACCTTTTCTATAATAGCGCCTATTTTTTTTAATTCATCAGCAGAATTTTTTAAAATTTCTTCTGGTGAAGCAACTGCATTTTCAAAAAATTTAAGCACCGATTCTTGTTTATAAAAATTATTAGCTTTATCAGCTATAACAGGATTTTGTTGCAATGCTCTTATTCTAATCAAAGTTTGTTTAGCGGCTCTTTTTTCAATATCATTTTTCTTCAATATTTCAGCAACTTTTTTAAGCTTAAGGCTATTTATTTGTTTTACACTAGCAGCATCTAATTTTAAAAATTTAGCTTGTGTTGAAAGATTCATTTCACTACTAGAAATAGGGAAAAGATACCTTGCAGGCATACCATTAGGAAAAGTTAAACCATTATCAATTGCAACCATTTCAACACTTTTTTTGCCACTAGCGTCTTCTATAAATTTCCATAAACTATTACCACCATGTCTATCATCATTAGCTCCAATTAAATCTAATAAAAAAGTTCTTCTAATACTAGGATTAGAATCAGCAGTTGCAAAATAATACCCACTATGCAAAGAACTTCTAGCTTCATTTAAACTATCAGCATTTTCAACGAAAGCCTGAACACTTCCAACACCTGTATTTCCTATTTCACGATTTATTGTAGCTGGAATAACTTTGGTTCCTTCCATTTCTTGATCTATTTCATACATTGCCTTTTCACGTTTATAAAACGTACCAGTTTTAATATTATCTCTTAACATAGTTTCTTCATATTTAGCAGATTTATAAACACCTTTAACGGTTCTACCATCATTAGTTTGCAAATCTACAAACATTGCTTGATTAACACCATCTCCAACCCTTCTTTGTGATATTAATTGTGCAGTTGTTAAATCGTTTATTATTCTATCTGTTAAAGAAGGTATAACAGCTTCTTTTGTTGGTGTAGGTGGAATCATTGGAGTTAAAACTTGCTCAAATGTTTTTATTTCAACCGACACATCAACGCTACATCTGCATCTATAATGATAAGGTGGAAAAGCTTGCCCATTTTCAGATAAAGCCTTTGAATCAATTCTTCCAGCTTCACCTTTTATATATCCAGGACTAGAAGAAATTTCTTCTATTTGATTTAAAGTCAACCAAGGATGAACTTCTTTAACTTGTTCAGCGGTTTTAGCAGATAATTCGGCATGCATTTGATCCATACCTTCATTGATGCTAAATTCTTTACCTTCCAAATAAAGACAAGTTTCACAAGTTCTATTATCAATAGGATTGTTTATTTGATATTTTGTAATTCCTACTTCTGCAAAACTTCGCATTAATCCATGTACTCTTGCAACTGTCATTGTATTTGCCGATAAAGCTTCAAAATATTGTTTATCGGTTCCCATAAATCCAACAGGCGATTTAACAGTTGCTAAAACTTTTTCTAGCTCCTTTGACATTATTTTGCCAGCCGCTCTACTACTTGTGCCAGCTTCAGCCATTGTTTCTTTAACTACTTTGGCAACTTGATCTGATACATTCTTTGAATAATGATTTCCTACCCAAAATAATTGATGATCAACTAAAGCATTTATGGCTTGTTTATCAGCAACATTAAAAGAAGGCTTTAAAGCAGCTACAACAGAAGGTTTAGTTTTTTTTGGCCTAGCTTTTTCTATTTCAACAAAAGGTTCAACCGTATAATCTAAAGGAATATCTATTATTCCAGTTGCTTTTTTAAACCCTGCTATTTTAGCTAATTTAAAAGTTTTATTTGATTCATCTATAAAAACTTTTTCAACATCATCATACCATCCATACATTATTTTATTAACAGCTTCTATTATTTCTTTGTTACTCTTTAATTCAATTGCTAATTGTACTGCTTTATCAACTGCTTTTTTAGATCGTTGTTTCCATTTTAAATAAAGATATTCTCTTAAACGTTTTTCAGACCTTGCAATCTGAGCCATTTCAGAAACTTTAAGAACTTTAGCTATTATTTCATCAGTAGCTAAAAGCCCTTCATATGTAATTTTAGAAAACGAAATCATCTTTATTATTTAATGTTCATGGTCTTCATGATCTTCATCGGTAACAACTTCTTCTTTCCATTTTTTTTCTAAACGTTTATTAAGTGTTATCAAATGATTTATCAATGGATCGGTTATAGTGTCTTCATTCTTAATAGGTTCAATATTACCGCAATAAGAACATTCAAAAGGTTTTTCTTCTATGTCATCACCTAAAATATTTTTAAGTGCGGTTACTTGTTGTCCAGGTTCAGTAGGATCGGCTTTATTTTTAACAGCTTCAGCCATTGTTAAGCTAAATGGTACATCAGCATCAAAATAATCGACAAATTCAGGTAATTCAGTCCCTAATATATCTTCAAGTAAAGCTCTAGCTATTCTTGGTGTCATACCACCAGTTTTTTCAGCGCTAGATAGTATCTGAACCAATTGCGTGTTATCAGTTGTGTTAGGTGAGTTGCTTTTAAATTTATGGTATCTAATACCCATATAAGGAAATAAAATTCTATTTATTAAATTATCGAATTCATCCCTTTCAGGTGCAAACACTTGTTCATCTGCTAATCTTCTTGAACTATCAGCCGTCGTTCTGCTGTAATCATCTGTTTTACCTAAAAATATAGGTGGCAAACGCCAAACCCTTCTAATTTTGTCTTGATTATTTTTAGAATAATTTTGAAACAATGCATCTCTATTTTGTTCACTTGATAAAGGCTTAACATCTAATTTAACTTGATTTCCTTCTTCACCTTCTTCACCACCTTCAGCCTCTAATACAATAAATTTACTGTAATTGCTTGAACCTTGGATAGTTGATTCAACAAAACTTGTTAATCTATCAATTGAACCTTCAGTAAGTTGACCATTAGAAACCATCACCATCATAGAAGGAATATTGTTATTTCTAAAAGTAACAAAATTTATTTCTTCAGAAGCCCTATCACCATAAATAGAAAGAAGGTTTCCAATATATCTAGGCAAACCATAAGAACTTCTAGCAGAATAAATAGTTAGGTGTATTATTTCTGTTGCTCTTTTTTCAATGGGTAATTCTTTATCAGCTAATTCACCAGTTTCATTATTATAGATACGTTCATCACCAAATTCTTTAAACCATCTTATCTTGTTGCCATAAATAACCGACATATTTTGTTTCATTATAGATTTTGATTGAACGTATTTTCTAAAACGCCTATATTCTTTTAAATTAACTATATCAACGCTTAAATCTTCTTTAAGTTCCAATATAGGTCTAGTTACAATATTTGATTCTTCTTCTATTTGTCCTAATCTCATTTGATAACTAGGAATATGTGTGAAAGATTGAATAGCATTTTTAACATCTCTAACAACTTCAAAATAAGCATTGCCAGTTAATTCTAAATCACGTCTTAATTTTCTTCTAAATTTAGGAAAACTTTCTTTAGTGCAATACATAAAGAAATTTTCAAGCTTTACCTTTTCTGATAAAATATCTTTACTTAATTTTTCTGAAATATCTGAAGTTGATTTACTTTTTATTCTTGGAATGTAACGATGACCAAAAGATTCAACATTTATTTCCATTGCTGCAATACATTCTTCCATTTCAGTATTATGTTCAACTAACATGGCTAATGTTAATAGATCAAAAGGCGGCTCTATTATTTCGCCATTATCTATCATATTTTTAAATGGGTCTTCTACTAAAACTTGCGATTTGCCAGGTTCATTTTTAATATTAGTTAAATCTTTTTTAACATCTATTATTCTAACATTCATCTTCTTTAAAGCAGATTGATTTGAATTAGTATTTTTAGAATTGTTTTCAATCATCGTTGTAATTGCTTTTATTTCTTGTTGTGACATTTTAAATTACTCCAAATTCTTTATTTCTTCTTTTTTTGTTTTTTAATTTGCTTGCCCTAACAGCTAAGTCAAGTGCATCAAATAAATCTTTATAACGATAATTAGGAAACAATACTAATTGTTCTATAAATAAATTCACATCACCAGCTTTTTTAAAAAACATTTTTTTATCTTCAAATATATTTGTTAGCTTCCAGGCTCTTGAAATTTTATCACTATCTTGATTAACAGCTTTTAACCTAATATCTTTGTCATCGTCTTTTAATGCTTGATATTGTGCAGCTTGATAAGCATTTGTTTCAATACAACATCTTATTGGATCATATTTTTTATAAAACTTTTTTATCTTTTGAGTCTGTTCACTAAATCTAAGTTGACCATCAAACCAGTCTAAAACATATTTATTTTTATTACTATCAACACCTAAAACAACAAGCGCGAAGTGATCTGCTTTTTCCTTTTGACTTATAGCTAAATCAACACCCATGAAAATCCTCAAATCATTAGGTATATCTTTACCGGATATTAATTGACAATCATCATATTGAAAAATTTCGCCCTTCATTGCTTCAGTATCACATTGATATTGAGCATTAAAAATTATTATACCGGATTTTTTTCTTTTTTCTAAAAACCATTCTGGTGGAAATTTCTTAGGCCAAGGACTTTGATTTTTTTCATTAAGCGCTCTTATAACTCTATGACTATCTTTCAATTCATTATCTATCCAATGACCATACAAATCATCATAATGGTATCTAGTGCCTGTTCTATGACATTCACCCCTGTGTTCTACTTCTGAATCTGGTGGTTCTAATGTCGGCTCAATAGTCTGATACCACCATGTTTTGACTTTATCTCTCATGCGTTCAGTTCTAGCATTATCTTCATCAATAATATCATCAGGAATTAAAACATCATAATGCTTTGAAACTATAGTTCCTTCAACACCAACACAAGTAATAGAAGCTTCTTTAGAATGTTTGGTTCTAGGCAAAACTTCAATTTCTGTATTATCCCATTTGTTCACTAATCTAGGATCAAAATATTCTCCAAATATTTCGGCTAATCTTTTATTGCTTTCAAAATGTCCTTTTATCTCTTTTAAAAAACCTTGTGCATTAGCTAAAGATTTTGAAGCCAACAAAATTCTTAAATTAGGGTTCTTCAACAAATAATGAATAGCTTTTGTTATAGAACAAATAGTTGTTTTACCGCAACCCCTGAAGGCTAATTGTAAAGTGTCTCTATGTTTAAATTGAAAAGACAACATTGACAAATGAAACGGTTCAACTTTATAGCCTAGAACTTCCCTAGCTAAAATGTCAATTCTGTTGTTTTCAATTATTTGACGTTTAAGCCATTCATTCCCCATAGCTTTATAATGGCTTAAATATTTGACTAATTCAGAACGTTCAGCGCTTGCAAATTCTTCAACTTTGCCTTTTAAAATTGGTGTAACAGTTGCTTTTCTTGCCATAAGTTTTTTGTTTATGAATCAAGTTTATTATAACCAGCAATATAAATTTTTGCACTACCAGCAGCCATAGGATTTAAAGCAACATACATAATTCTTCCCTTACATTCTACCGTGAATTCATATGGAGTATCAGCACCAACACCAGCTTTAGAAATAGCAGAATGTTCTTGAATGAATTTGCCAGCACCTTCACACCACCACAAAACATTTGTTGTCGGATTAGCACCACCAGCAGGCTTAATTTGTATATGCGCGGAATGATAACCATCCATATTAATTCCAACAACTTTATTTGTTTCAATTAAAGAATCAACAGCAGTAACTTCACGATAAAATGTATATTCTGGTGAGCGTCTAGGTGATGATTGCGGTTCACTATTCATGTTTAACCCCTTAACAAATTAATTAAGGCCTAAAGGATTTCTTTAGGCCTTAATTTGTTTTTTCAAACACCCTTTATTCAGTAGCTACATAATGACAAAATTCACCAGATACATTCAAATCAGCGTCATTACCCAATCTGAACCCATCCGACAAAGGCGTAACACCACCAGTAGAAATCATGGCATTAGAACCAGCCTTAACCGATTTAAGACCAGCAGCATCAGCCATAGTGTCAAACCATTGCAAACTATCATCACTATTTACATTGATTATTTTAACCATGCTAGGTCTAAATCCAATGCTTCTAATGTCAATGTTTGCACCAGTACCAACAAATGCACCTGTTACTGTTCTTTGATTTCCTGAACCCATAATTAACCTCCATTTGTTAATTGACTCTTGACGGTTTTACACATCGGGCTAGAAGTGTAAACCTGCTATTGCTAGAGTCTGTTAAAAGTTTCATTGTGGATACAATAAAAGATAATAATAAATTTGTCTAATTTTAAATATTTTATTTGATTGTTTTAAGAAATGCTTAAAGTTCAAATGAATGTA